CACACAGAGGGCGCACTTGCACCGGGAAACTTTAAACTCGAACTTTGGCAGAAGGCTCTCGTCTCGCTTATATTCGGCATAGTAGACGAAGAGGGCAAAAGACAGTTCCGCGAGATCCTTTTACTCATCGCAAGAAAGAACGGCAAGTCGATTCTCGCCTCTTCAATCGCAAAGTATATGTGGATGGTAGACGGAGGCTATGGCGCAAGGATCTACACCATCGCGCCTAAGTTAGATCAAGCCGACATCGTCTATAATAACATCTGGCAGCAAGTAGTTGTCGACCCTGAGTACAAGAAACTTCAGGAGAAACACGAAGAACTCAGGGGGCAGAGAAAAGGCGACGCACACGCAAAGAGGTTCATCGAGGAGATGCCACGCCACCGACAGTCCGACTTATATCTCCCAATCAACAACGGTCAGGTGAAGAAGATCGCATTCTCCTCAAAGAAGTCCGATGGATTCAACCCCTCGTTGTGTATCTGCGATGAAATCGCTTCATGGCAAGGGGACGCGGGTCTCAAACAGTACGAGGTAATGAAGAGTGGAATGGGTGCGCGGGATATGGGAGACAGTCCCGGCATCTTATTATCTTGCACCACCGCAGGATATATCAATGACGGAATCTATGACGAGTTACTGAAAAGGTCAACTCGTTTTTTATTAGGAGACTCAAAGGAAAAGAAACTCCTTCCTCTCCTCTACATGATAGACGACCCCGACAAGTGGAATGACATCAACGAACTGAGGAAATCAAACCCCAACCTCGGTGTGTCTATTTCCGTCAACTTCATGCTTGAAGAAATAGCCATCGCAGAAGGCTCGCTCTCAAAGAAAAGTGAGTTCCTCTGCAAGTATGCCAACCTCAAGCAGAACTCTTCACTTGCGTGGTTAGATGTTCAGGACGTTGATAAGTGTTCGTGTGAGCATATCGACCTTGAGGATCTAAGAGGCTCATACGCGGTATGCGGTATAGACCTCTCACAGACGACAGACCTCACCGCGTGTGTGGTAGTCGTCCAAAAGAACGGAGTTTTCAATATAGTCGGTCAAGCCTTCATGCCATCCGAAAGAGTTGAAGAACTGACCGCAAGGGACGGAGTTCCCTATGAGCAATATGTCAAACGCGGTCTTCTTACTTTGTCGGGCGAGAACTTCGTCGACTATAAGGACGTGTATGAGTGGATGATATCGCTCGTCAGGGATTATGAGATATATCCCTTAATGACTGGATACGACCGATACTCTGCGCAGTACCTTGTCAAAGAACTGGAGCAAGCAGGGTACAGACTCGATGACGTATATCAGGGGGACAACCTCTGGTCAATCATTCAGGAAGTGGGCGCGACCATCAAAGACGGGAAGATAAAAATAGGGGACAACGACCTTTTGAAAATGCACTTCCTGAATTCAGCAATAAAGATGAACAACGACCGTGGACGCGGTCGTCTTATAAAGATTCACCCAACCGCTCACATAGACCTCATGGCATCCGTATTGGATGCCTTTTGCGTTAGGTCGAAGTATTATGACGAGTTTGGTGAGCAATTAAAGAACGAGGATTAATATGGGATTATTTGATGCGATTTTTAGACCTGACAAGGCAAAGGAATCACAAAAGGCACTAAAAGAAGCAAAAGGCTTTTTCACGACCCTGACCGCATACCGACCCGTGTTCACAACGTGGAACGGTGCTATCTATGAGAGTTTGATTATTCGCTCCTCAATAGATGCGAGAGCGAGACACATATCAAAACTAAAAGTCGAGACCTACGGATCTGCGAATCCGTCCTTGCAGAGCAAGATGAGACTTGCACCGAACCAATGGCAGACTTGGTCGCAGTTCATGTATCGAGTTTCGACTATCACCGACGTGTATTCGAACTGCATCATCACCCCGGTGTTTGATGAGTATATGACCATCACGGGATACTATCCAGTATTACCCACAAGGTGCGAAGTAATCGACTACAAGGGTGAACCGTGGCTTCGGTATAAATTCTCTAATGGTCAGGTAGGCGCGGTGGAATTCAAAAAGTGCGCCATCATCACAAGACATCAGTTAAAAGACGACTTCTTTGGAGAGCCGAACAACGCACTCGACGAGACCATGAAACTCTTGCACATCCAAAGGGAAGGTGTAGAGGGCGCGATCAAAGGTTCAAACGATATCAAGTTTATCGCACAACTTTCCAACTTTGCAAAGCCTTCCGACCTTGCCGAAGAGCGAAAGAGATTCGTGAAGGAAAACCTCAAGGCAGACTCCGACAACGGTGGCTTTTTGCTTTTCCCTTCGACTTATAAGGATATCAAACAAATAGACTTCAAGCCTTATACAGTTGACGCGGAACAGTTAAAACTCATCTATTCGAACGTATATAACTATTTCGGAGTCAATGAGGACATTTTACAGAACAAGGCTATCGGTGACAGTTGGAGCGCATTCTATGAGGGTGCGGTCGAACCTTTTGCAATACAGTTCAGCGAGGCAATGACGAAGGCTATGTTCTCCGAAAGGGAAAGGGCGCAAGGTTCAGGGCTGATGGCAACTGCGAACCGCCTTCAGTTTATGTCCAATAGCGACAAACTGACGATATCATCAACAATGCTTGACCGTGGGGTCATGAGCATAAACGAGATAAGAGATATCTGGAATCTCGCTCCCGTTGAAGACGGAGACAGACGAATCATAAGAGGCGAATACTACGACGCAAGTGAAAAAGTAGGAGGACAGAATGAAGACTGACAGAGAATATCGTGCCTTTGATGTAAGGGCAAACGATGAAGAAAAGAGGGTGCAGGGTTACGCAACAACATTCGACGAGCCTTACACCTTATATGATGACGGTGAGTATGAAGTGCGTGAGGTAATCGACCAGAACGCATTTGATAACTGTGATATGAGTGACGTGATCGCTCAATATAACCACGAGGGAAGAGTTCTCGCAAGGCTGTCAAACGGAACTCTTGAGTTAAACGTAGATAAACCGAATGGTTTACTAATAAACGCAGATCTTGGAGGTACTGAATTAGGTCGCCAGATCTACGAAGAAATCAAAGGCGGGTACACCACAAGAATGTCAATGGGATTCAAAGTTGACCGTTCCGCAGACGTGTGGACTCAACAGAAGATTGACGGAAAGATAATCGAAGAAAGGCGCATCAACTCGATTATCAAGTTATACGATGTATCCGCAGTCAGCATCCCCGCCAACCCGGGAACATCAATCGAGGCGAGATCAATCGACGCACTTGTCGACGGAGTGATTGACGAGTTAAAAGCGGAGCGACTTGAAGCCGAGAAGTTAAACCTCGAAAGAAGAAGAGCCGAGATCAGGGCGAGATTAATGGAGGACTAAATGGAAATCAAAGAAATGAACTTCGATGAACTGCAGACCAGAAAGGCAGAACTTTCCGAAGAACTCAAGACCGCAGACCTTGAAAGGCTTGAGGGAATCAATGCCGAACTCGATGCGATCGAAGAAAGAAAAGCAGAACTCAAGGCAGAAGCCGAAGAAAGAGCAAAGGTCGTTGAAGAAGTAATCAAGACACCGGCTCCCACACCTATAGTTGAAGAAAGGACAAACACTATGGATTTAATGGAAATCAGAAAATCAGCAGGATATATCAACGCATACGCAGACTACATCAAGGGCGGATGCAAGGATGACACAGAAGTAAGAAAGATTCTCTCCGAGAACGGAACTCCTGGAGCAAACGACACAGAAGTACCCGTTCCCGCATATCTTGAGGAAAGAATCCGCACCGCATGGGAGAATGATGGCATCCTCTCAAGAGTAATGAGAACATATATCCGTGGAAACGTAAAGATCGGGTATGAAGTATCCTCAACAGATGCAGTTACCCACGCAGAGGGTGGCAACGCAGTTGCAGAGGAAAAACTCGTTCTCGGAATGGTGGAACTCGTTCCCGTTATGGTCAAGAAATGGATCTCCGTATCCGACGAGGCTCTCGCACTTACTGGAAGAGCATTCCTTGACTACATCTATGATGAGATTCAGTACAGACTGTTCAAGAAACTCGCATCCGAGATCATCAGCAAGATCTCCGCTTCTTCCCTTACCGCCACAATTCCTGCATCTGCACCTCTTGAGGCGGTAGTAAATGCTTTCGTTGGTCTGTCCGACGAGGCTACTGATATCGTAGCAATCATGAAGAAGTCAACTTTCGCAGCCATCAAGAATGCTTCTGTAGATGCTAACTACTCAGTAGATCCTTTCAACGGATTCGACGTAGTATTCAGCGAGGCAGTAGCAGATGACACCATCATCGTCGGAGACCTCAAGGGCGTGACAGTCAACTTCCCTGAAGGCGACGAGCCTACATTCGTATTCGATGACAGAACACTCATGACAGAAGACCTTGTAAGAATCCTCGGCAGACTCTACGTTGCTTATGACGTAACTGCACCGGGAAGATTCGCAAAGGTTACTCTTACCGCATAATCAACTTGGAGGTATCGGTTAAATGTTAGAAAAGATCAAGATGGCTCTGCGAATCAAGACGACCGCATTCGATACGGAACTTGAGGGACTCATGAGGGCGGGTCTCAAGGACTTGGGTTTTGGCGGTGCTATGGGCTCCGTACTCACCGAGAACGCAGACCCACTGGTCACTCAGGCGGTCATCACATACTGCAAGATGAATTTCGGACTCCCCGAAGATTATGACCGCTTGAAGAGGTCTTACGATGAGCAGAAAGCACAACTCGGAACTGCGACCGGGTACACAGATTGGGGTGTTTTAGATGTATGACAACATAGCAACCCTTATAAAGTACGAGGGCAAGACCTATGACGAATACCTGAACGAACACACCGAGACCACAAGGCGCGAGGTGTATGTTCAGCCTCGTTCGGTCTACAATTCCGAATTCTACAACGCGCAGATAGTTGGACTGCATCCTTCCATCACCCTCGTCCTCGCCAACCGCGAGGACTATGAGGGTGAGAAACTTGTCGAATTCGAAGGGAAGACTTACACCGTGATCCGCACAGACTGGAAAGCGCAGAGGGATTCCATAACCCTCATACTGGAGGAGAAAACAAATGTCGATTGAAAAAGAACTTGATAGCATCCTGAAAGAGTATGCCGACGAGGTCGATGAACTCACCAACGACACGATGAAGAAGGCATCGAGGGACGCGGTCAAGGAACTCAAGACGACATCTGCAAAACGTTCGGGCGCATATGCGAAAGACTGGACGGTAAAGACGGAAAAGGGATTCGGCAAGTCAAAGATATTCATCGTTCACAACAAAAGGCACTATATGTTGACCCACTTACTGGAGAACGGTCATATCGTCCGCAACCAGTACGGGACATATGGAAGAGTGAACGGTGACGGACATATCAAGGACGCAGAACAGAACGCGGTTGATGAGGTCATCTCAACGTTGGAGGCTAAACTATGATACAAGACACACTCAGGTCAATCGGTCTGCCTTGTGCGTATTCGCACTTTAGAAAGCCAGTCGCACCGCCATTCCTTGTTTATTTAGGAAACGGACAGACGACTTTCGGTGCGGACAACACATGGCACTATACGGATAACCGATATCAGGTGGAATATTATTTCACCGAAAAAAACGAAGCAAATGAAAAAGCCATCGAAGAGGCTCTCCTCCGAGATGGCTTTAATTATGAAAAGAGCGAAGACACCTACATCGAAAGTGAAGGTCTCTTCGTTATTTATTACTATGTATAGGAGGACAACAATGGGCAAAGTCCAGTTTGGTATATCACAGTTACACGTCGGAACATACACCGACAACAACGGAACTGTGACTCTTGGAACACCATACCACCAGAAAGGTGCGGTTTCATTTTCTCCTGAGGTAAACGAGAACAACAACGACTTTTACGCAGATAACATCGTTTACTGGTCAGGATACTCCGGGGGTAGAATCGAGGGCGACCTTGAGTGCGCTCAGTTCGACGACGAATTCAAGACACAGTTCCTCGGATATAGGGCTCTCACTTCTGGCGGTCTTGCAATGGTCAAGAACCCTGAGAAACCGAGTGTATATATCGCTTTTCAGGTGGAGACCGATGACACACCTATCCGCGTGATGTTATATAACTGCACACTCGGTAGCATCGCAAGAAGTTTCGAGACTATCACAGAGAACAAAGAACCGCAGACCGCAACACTTCCAGTGACTTGCGTGGGCGACAATACCACGGGCGTAACTATGGCGGTATTCAAGGAAGGCGACACGGGTTATTCAACTCTGTTCACCACACCTGCTGCACCTGCATTCTAACACGACGGGAGGGGAAACCCTCCCTTGTTTGTCTATGAAGGAGAAGTGAAATGATAAAGACTATCAAAATAAACAAGGACACCGAACTCACATTATCAAACTCACTTGCGTGGGCGATGATTTATAAAGACCAGTTCGGACATGACATAGTCCCTGATATCATGCCGATAGCATCGGCAATAACAAAGTTATTCGGAGAACTGCAGAAATATAGCGGTCAGGATATGACCGAAATTATAAAGAATCTGGACGGGGACATTCTCCAGAGCGCGATGATAGAACTTTGCGCAGTCCAGTTCACGGACTTTGTAAATCTTGTATGGGCAATGGCGAAAGCGAACGACGACGATATCGAGACACCTGAAAAGTGGGTGAGACAGTTCGACACATTCCCCCTTGATTTAATTGCACCCGCAGTTTTCGATTTACTTTTAAAGGGACTCATAAGCTCAAAAAACTTAAAGAGCCTTCGGGAAAAGCCGAAGGCGATATCAACATCGAAATGATAATGATGGCGGGAATCGAAAGAGGCTTGTCGTATGAGTCAGTACAAAAGATGACCATCGGTCAAGTCGTCGATTTCTGCATCGAATACAACAACAGAAACAAACAAGAACAGAAAAAGACAGACAGACGAAAAGCCACAAGAGAGGACTATCGTCTGTTTTTTGGAGTTTAAACAATGGCGGGAAACGTAAAAGGAATCACAATTGAGTTCCGGGGAGATACGACTCAATTGTCGAAAGCCATCAACCAAATAAGGCAGGAGTCCAAAAACCTCGACAAGGAACTCGGATACATCAATCAGTCCCTCAAGTTCGACCCGAAGAATGTAGACCTTTGGAAACAAAAACAGATTGTCCTGAATGATGCAGTAAAGCAGGGTAAGGGCAATCTCGAGGCGTTAAAAAAGGCGCAGTCCGAACTCGACTCGAAAGGTGTAGACAGAAACTCCGAACGGTACAGAGAACTGGAGCGCGAAATCGTAAAGTGCGAGAACAAACTCAAGGATTACAACAAGGAGCTTAGGCAGATTCCGTCTGCTAAAGTCCGCGCACTTGCAGAAGGTTTCAAGGAAGTAGGCAAGAAGATGACGAGCGTCGGGAAAACTCTCTCGACGAAAGTCACCGCGCCTATTGTGGCGATGTACACACTATCCGCGAACCTCGGTAGCGATTACGAAGAAAACCTCAACAAAATCGACGTTGCCTTCGGAGAAAGTAGCGACTCAGTCAAAGAGTGGGCAAGCAACGTCCGTGAACAGTTCGGACTTTCAAAAGTTCAGGCGACGAGTGCAGTTTCCGCATTCGGCGCACTGGGTAAGGGCATAGGACTGACCGAAGAAGAGTCCGCAAAAATGTCCACGACTCTCGCGGGATTATCTGCGGACTTGGGGTCTTATTTCAACGTGGGGACGGACGAGTCCGCGAAAGCATTAGAAGGGATTTTTACTGGCGAATCCGAAGCCTTGAAAAAGTTCGGTGTCGTAATGACAGACACGAACCTCAAGCAATTCGCAGAAGATCAGGGGCTTGTCTATGGCGAGTTATCGCAGACTGAAAAAACAATGCTTCGTTATCAGTTCGTACTCGCGAAAACCACAGACGCACAAGGCGACTTCGCAAGGACAAACGACGGAACTGCGAACAGTACGAAGATATTCAAGGCATCTATTCAGGACTTGGGTACTGCGATAGGAACACAACTTCTCCCCATAATAACGCCAGTTATTCAAAAGGTCGCGGGGTTCGTTTCTAAACTCGCAGACCTTCCCGAACCCATGCAGAGAATCATCACGGTCATCGGACTGGTCGTGGCGGGCGTAGGCCCTCTTTTACTGATAATCGGTAGCCTCGCCTCAGCAATAGGGACTTTGATGACCGTCATCCCGATGGTAACGGGCGCACTCGCAGGAATGTCTGTTCCTATTCTTCCAATCGTGGCAGGAATCGGCTTGCTGATAGGCGCGGGTGTTCTCTTATATAAGAACTGGGACACCATAAAAGAAAAGGCGACACAACTCAAAGACTGGGTCGTCGAAAA